TTACACCGTGGATGTCGTCGGTTCGATCCCGGCAGGGCCCACCGGATTCGGAGCACTCGTCTCGCCGACGAGGTAGCCCACAGTCGTGCGCAGGTGTGCCGCGATCGCTACGAGCTGCTCGATGCTAAAGCGCTGCTCAGCGCGCAGCTTCTTGCCGACGCCGGTCGCCTCGATGCCGAGTAGCTCGGCGATGTCCTTGTTCTTGACTCGCTGCTCCCACATCAGAGTGTGGATGCGGCGGCCTACGACGACGTCGATCGGCTCACTAGTCCGAATCGGGCTCACTGTGCTCATACGGGAACACTAGCGGACAAAGCGGACATTCCGCCTGAGTGTTTACTGAAATTCCCATTACTGCCAATTTGTCTGCTACTGTCCCGAACATGCCAAAAAGTCAGCTTCCGGATTCTGAGCCGACCTCGTGCACTTGGATCACACCGGCCGAAGCCGCGGGCGCATTGGGCGTGACGACAAAGACCGTCTCGCGTCTCGCGGATCGCGGAGACATTCGCGCGATCCGTCCTGGCGGCACGCAGCGCCGCTACGCGGCCGAGGACATCGAGGCGATCCTCTCGCGCGAGCCGTGGGATGCAGCGTGACCGGCGATGAGTACGCATCGGACCCTGCCGCATGCCCCGGTGCGGCCGCACATTTCGCACGAGAGCTTCCTCTTCATGCGTGCGGAGATCGAGCGGCTGACGGCGGAGCTGCACGCGGTCACGGTCGACCGCGACCACTGGTACATGAAGGCGAACTACACGCCCGAGGAGATCGACGAGATGCGTCATCGGGCGACCAAGGGACTCGACGAGAACGGAGCATGGCTATGGCCGGACAGCGTGAGAACGACGAGGTGATGCGCGACGTTGAGGCGTCGTTCGCGCAGATCAAGAATCTCCGACCGTCGCACCGCCTGGTGTCGATGTGGAGTGACCTCCGGGCGGTTCTCAACAACATCCACCAGATCGAGTTCTACCTCGGGTACCTGCCCGAGAAGCCGAACACGGTCGGATACGACCACGAGTCCATCCGCGTGCAGCTCGACGACGCCCGCCGCGCTATCGGGATGCTCGCCCTCGCGATCGCGGAAGAGGCCGACTCGTGATCATCAACGGCTCCCATCTGCTGATCGTCATCGGGGCGTACCTCGCGTACCGGCTCGGGTGCTGGGTCCACGACCGCGCCGACGCCCGGACTCCCAACCACGAGGTTGGGAGCCACGATGCCTGAGCGTCGATTCAAGGGCGAGTCCAATCCGATCGCCACCGACCCGGTCTTGCGCGGCGTCGACCTCGCAGTGGATCGGCTCGTGCGTCAGGACTGCTTCACCGAGCGCACGATGCGCATCCTGGACGATCTGCGCGCCGAAGTGCTTGGCGTCGAGACGCCCGCCGAGGTCCGCGCGCGCTACACGCCCGGAGATGTCGAGGTTGGGAGACGCTGTGGCGAACCGCATCCGCACTACTCCGCAATGAGTTGCGGGCGCGCACCCGGACACGAGGGAGCGCACTCGTACGGCGTTCCGGCAGATGTCGAGTTTGGTGGTCAGCCGTGACCGGCCTCGCGTGTCTGTTCGGCATCCACGCCCCTGCGCTGACCCGCATCCTCAACGTCGACGAGGCGGAGGGTAAGCACGTCCTGACCCTGCGACGGGTCTGGGCGTGCTCACGGTGCGGCGTGCGGATCTCGGAGGAGGTGGCTACGGTTGCCGAGCTTCCTGAATCCGACGACTGATCGTTTCGATGCGACGCTGCTCGCGGACGACATCGCGCACGAGCCCACGAAGCTCGGGCGCGATTTCGCGGGCGACCTGTACGAGTACCGCGACGGCGTGTACGTGCGCGACTCGACCGTGGTCACGCGTCGGTGCGCGAAGGCGCTCGGCGCGTCGTACACGAAGAACGTGGAGTCGCAAGCGGCCGCGCACCTGTTGAACATCGAGCTTCCCGAGGTGGGCCTCCCGGAGCTCCCGCGCGGGTACCTGGATCACATCGTTCTCGAGAACGGCGTCTATTGGTGGCGTGAGGATCGTCTCACCCCGCATACGGAGATGCTCGGCGCCCTGACGAAGCTCCCGATCACGCATGACGCGATCGCGCTCCCTCACGAGTTCCGCGCCTGGTTGCGGGTCGTGTTCGGTGACGATGAGGAAATGCTCCGGCACGTGTGGGAGGTGCTCGGCTACCTCCTCATGACCGGTAACCCGCTGCAGAAGATCATCCTGCTCTACGGAGGTGGTGGCGACGGCAAGGGCACGTTCCTGCGCCTGTTGCGCGCGATGCTCGGGAAGGTCAACTACTCGTCCGTGTCGCTGCACCAGCTCGTCGAGGACCGTTTCGCGTCATCGAACCTCTACGGCAAGACGGCCAACATCTCGGGTGACCTCTCCTCGAAGTTCCTGTCTGATCCGCAGATCCTGAAAGAGATCACGGGTGGCGACTCGATCAGCGCGTCACGCAAGCACGGCCAGGCGTTTGAGTTCGTGCCCTACGCGGTGCCGATCTTCGCCGCGAACGAGTTCTTCCGCACCTCGGATAGCTCGTATGGGTGGCGTCGGCGGTGGATGGTCATCGAGTTCCCGAACAAGGTCGAGAACGACACCGAGGGCGCTCCCGTGTTCGACGAGTCGGTCCTCCACGACGACATCCCCGGCATCTTCAACGAGGCGATGGAGGGACTCCGGCGACTCATGGCCCGCGGCCGGTTCGCCGCCCCCGAGGCCGCACGGGAGGCTACCACCCGCATGCACGATGAGGCTGACCCGTTCATGGTGTGGCTCGACGACGACGAGAACGTCGAGCTAGACGCGGAGACCTCCTCGTCGTGCTCGGACGTGTACAAGGCGTACACCCGCTGGTGCCGCGCGAACGGCGTAGCGGCCCTGTCCGCGATCACCTTCGGCCAGCGCCTCCGCCCCCTCGGCATCACGAAGATCCGGCCCCGCATCGCGGGCGGCCGCGTGCAGCACTACCAGGGCATCCGGGTCTACGTCCCGGCCGGCGTGGAGGCATGACCATGGCGACGGTACAGGCGGGCCAGGTGCGACCGGGAACCGTGACCCCCGCTCCCCGCGCCCCTCGGAATGAGGAGCTTCGCTCTGACAATGGCGGGTGGTCACGGTTGTGGTCACGGTGCGGTCACACCTGTGGTCACGGCTTCGATCCCAGTGGGGGAGGGGGCTGGTCACGGTGGTCACACCTTCTCTCTACTTCTTCTCGCGTAAAGGAAAGAAGAGAGAGAAGTAGGGATTCAACCGTGACCACCGTGACCACCCCGACCGGAGAGCATCATGACCGCGAAGCACCGCGACCCCGAGTACATCCGCAACGCGGCCGTCGTGCGCGCTCGCGTGCGTCGCGACTGGAAGCTCGGCGTCGAGGTGCGGTGCTGGCGGCGCGGGTGTCCGATCCATCCCGGCCAGCGCTTCGACGTGGGACACCTCGACCCGAATGGCGGGCACGGGCTATCGAACCTCGCACCCGAGTGCGTGCGGTGCAACAGGTCCGAGGGTGGACGGCGTGGTGCGGCGCTGACCAATGCCCGCCGGTCCGGTGCGGCGCGGCCACGCACGAGCGTGCGGCCGGCGGCGGTCGAGGGGCTCGCGCCGTGGTTCGAGGCTCTTTTTTTGTGGATCGGTCGCACCCCCGCCTTCGGCTCCAAGAGCACCTTTTCCCCCTGAGATGGAGACTCGCATGACCAACGCAACGCCGACGCTCGCGGATCTGTGGGACGAGGGGACGTGGCTCGAATGGCGTTCGAAGATCGAGCACCTGACGCCGATCCGGCTCGACGCGCTCGTGACCACGGCGCAGTCGCGGGGTGAGTTCATCCAGGGGGCGCGGCTGCTCCGCCTCGACGAGCGGCAGCGGGCCGGGGATCTCGGGTACGGGCCGTCGCCGATGCAGCTCATGGTCGCGGACCTGCTCGCGGCGGGGAAGTTCATGAACGTGATCTTCGAGCCGCGTCGCTCCACGAAGACCACCGCGGTGCAAGCGGTGATGCTCGGGCGGTGCTGGTCACGTGAGGACTACACGGTCGGGTGGACGATGTTCACGACAGGGCAGAAGGCGGGGAACCGGTTCCGCGAGGACATCGTGAAGCACCTGCGCAAGATCTGGCCGGACCCGCGCACGAGCCCGATCGGTATCGGGCTGTCGAAGGGCGGCGAGCTGCTGGAGTTCCGCGATACCGGTTCGCTGCTCATGGTCGGCACCCCCAACGGGGACATGTTCCGATCCGGCGGGTTCGATATGGCGTTCGGGGACGAGGCCGGAGAGGCCGACATCGAGCAGGGCGACGATGTCAAGCGCGCCGTCATCCCGACGATGGACACGAAGATCGGTGCGCAGTTCGTGATCGCGGGGACCGGGCAGAAGTGGCGCACCGGGCAGCTGCTGTGGGAGAAGCTCCACGACAAGAAAGCCGCGGTCCTCTGGCACGGCATCCCCGAGACGGTCGACCGCGCCGAGCTGGTGTCATGGGAGCCGGACGAGCCGCACCCGAAGACCGGGGCGACAGGCGGCCGGATGCGGGAGTGGATCGAGCGCACACACCCCGGCCTCGGATTCACCACCCTCACCGACGCCCCGCAGAACAGCTTCGATGACTTCTCGCTCGACGACTTCCTGATCGAGTACGGCGGACAGTTTGGCACGGAGGGCGCGGCGGATGTCGCGATCCCGCCCGCGCACCTGGAGCGGGCGCTCACCCGGGAGGCGTTCCCCGCGGTCCCGGACCGGTTCGCCGCGGTGATGAAGGTGCACCACCTCGGCACGCACGGCTCCCTCGCGATCGCGTGGGACTACGAGCCGCCGGGGGATCTCGTGACCGCGGCGCAGAAGCTCGCCGGGGCGGACGCCGCACCCCGCAAGCGTGCTGTCGCGCTGTGGCACTGGCAGCAGGGTCTTCCCGGGTTCGATGCCGAGGTGCTGCTCCGGATGCGCCGCCACCCGGGGAAGACGCTGCACTACGACAAGCGCGGGTTCACGGAGGAGATCGCGGAGAAGAAACTCGCGACCGCGGTCCCCGCGCCGCCGCTCAAGCCCACGACGCCGGCCGACATCCCCGGCTCCACGGTCGGGTTCCTGCGTGCGCTGGAGGAGGAGACCGTGGTCATCTTCGAGCACCCCGAGCTCGTCCGCGCCGCCCGCATCGCGACGCGTCAGGCGTTCGGGAACTACGGCACCTTCCGGTTCGGTGCACCCAAGTCCGACCCCGAGGCGGACGTGACGCCGCTGGAGGCGGCGGCGCTCGCGCTCCGGTTCCTCGGCGACGCGCCCACCACCGTCAAGCCCACCGACGCATTCCAGTTCTAGGAGCCCTCCATGATCCGACCCAAGATCAGCCTCGAAGCGACCGCCGGCGGCGTCCGAATCGGCTGCACGGCATGCCCTCACTGGCATGCGTTCGCGACCGATCGCGGCTCCGGACACGTGAGCGCAAGTGATCACGAACGGCGTGTGCACCCGGGGGAATACCGGGCGCGCAACGCGGCGAAGATGTACGCCAGACGGCATCCTGAATCGGCCGACACGCCGACGCAAATCATGAATGTGTAAGGTCGGGTCCACTCTCTGAGGCGTGGGATTCTTCCGTGATCTGTTCCTCGGCCCGGCCGCGTCTGCGGCGAGCGGTCTGCTGTCCTGGTACTCGCCGCAGGACAGTATCCAATCGCTGTTCGTCGCCGACGCGCTCCCGGTCACCACGGATGCGATCACGCGCGAAGTGGCCCTCCGTGTCCCGGCCGTCAAGCGAGCGCATGACCTGACGTGCGGCGTCATCGCTGACATGCAGTGGTTCGCCCACGACGGCAACAACATGGTGGAGGATCCCGACACTGGGGAGATGGTAGCGCCGCGTCTCGAGGCCCAGCCCGGGTGGCTGACGAACACCAGGAGCGGTATCCCGCCCTACGATCTGCGCTGGGCGGTCACCTCCGACATGTTCATGTCGGGGTGGGGCGCGATCGGCTTCGAACTCGGTAGCGACGGGCTCCCGGCCGACGCGATGCACATCCCCCGCGTGATGTGGAAGATCGAGGACGACGGCGCGATCCGTGTCAACGCCAAGATCAATCCGAAGTACCGGCAGCGCGTCGTTCCGATCCGCATCGGGTACGGGTCCAACGGCATGCTCGTCGACGCGATCGAGGACATCCAAGACGCGATCGGAATCCGCGACGCCTACCGCGATCGCATCGACAACCCCATCGCGTTGACCATGCTTACTGTCGCCGCCGAGCGGTGGGACCAGTGGACTCCGGAGGAGCGCCGCGAGTTCCTCGAGACGTTCAAGAATGCGCGCAGCGCGAAGGGCGGTGCCACGGGCATGAAGCCCGAATGGGTCACCGTCGACACGACGGCCGGGACGCTCCCCACCGACCTGTTCGAGTCTGGCCGCAACGGGAACCGCCTCGATCTCGCCAACCACGCCGGTCTTCCCGCATCGGTCCTCGAAGGCGTCCGCCAAGGCGGTTCCGGTGGCGGCACGGAGATGCGCTACACCGGCGTGCAGAACGGCGGACAGCGGTCCGAGATGTGGGACTTCGGGCTGTCCAAGTACGCCGCCGCGATCGCCGCGCGCCTCTCCCTCGACGACGTGTGCGCGCCGGGGGAGCTGATCCGGGTCGACACGTCCCGGTTCCTCACCGCACCCAACCCGCCAGACCAGCAGACAAGCGAGGACTGACCATGCACGACATCACTATCCAGGGCGGCGAGGTACTCGCCAGCCTCGACGAGCGCTCCATGACGGGGCTGCTCCTGCCATTCAACGAGGAGGGGCGCACCAGCTCCGGACGCTTCACCGTCCAGGCCGGCTCGATCGAGCTGCCCGCTGACCCGTCCGTCGTCACCCTCAACCTCGACCACGACCGTTACCAGCCAGTCGGCCGCGCGACGCGACTGTGGGAAACCGCGCAGGGCATCATGGCGACGTTCAGCATCGCCCGGACTCCTGCCGGCGACTCCGCCCTCGCCGATGCCGTCAACCCCAACGGACTTCGCCGGGCACTGTCCGCCGAGTTCAAGACCGACATCGACTCCTCCCGCGTCGCACGCAACGGCATCCTCACCGGTGCCGCGCAGCTCGTCGCCGGAGCGTTCCGCTCCGCCCGCGTGCTCGCCGAACTCGCCGACGACGAGGAGATCGAGGCAACGGCCGAGGGCGAGGGGGAGATCACGTCGCTCGACAAGTCCGAGTACATCTACGAAGACGAGAACGGCCGCAAGTACAAGCGCACCTACCAGTCCGTGACCACGACCGCTGACGTCGAGGGCGGCACCGAGTCCACCACCGTCACCACATCCACCAACACCGAGGTCACCTCGGACAACACCGAACAGGAGGCCACCGTGGCCGAGCAGGAAACCGTCATGGCCGGGGCCGTCCCCGGCACTCTCACCAACGCCGGCGGCAACGCCTCCACGGCATCGCGGCGGCCGAGCATCCAGACCATCGCGGAGGCCATGGCCGACGTGAAGGCACACCGCAGCAACGCCGCTCAGGCATCCGTCGAGGTGCTCGCCGCGCTCAGCGACATCGTGCTCAGCGACGCCGGTCCCGTCATCCAGCCCAACTGGATGGGCGACATCGGCGCGGGCGTGCCCTACGTGCAGGAGTACATCACCCTGTTCAACCCCGGCACCGACATCACCGCCGGAGGAAAGAAGGGCTGGAAGGTCAAGCGCGGCACCGCCGGTGCACCACAGAACGCACCGATGGACGGCACATGGCCGGGCAACAAGACCGCGATCAAGTCGAACAAGGGCCACGTCACCGAGCACGCGAGCGTGCTCGACCGGTGGGCCATGGGCGAGGACATCGGCCGCGAGTTCTGGGACCTCGACGGCGGCATGGCCTTCATCCTCGCGTTCCTCGCGCTCCAGCAGGAGGACTACTTCATCTGGCAGGACGAGCTCGCGCTGGAGTACACCGTCGAAACCGCTGGCGCACCCATCGCGCCGAACAGCCCCACCCTGCCGGACAACTACCCGACCGCGCTCAAGCACCTCATCCAGGGCATCCTCGCGGTCAAGAAGCGCAAGGCAGACGGCCGACGCGACACCCCCGACTTCGCGATCGTCAACGACATCGACTACGAGGAGCTGATCTACGCCGCCGGCGGCGATCAGAACCTCCCCGCGTTCGTCAGCATCGCCCTCTCGACCTCCGGCAACGGCACGGTCGACGGCAACGTGCACGTCGTCAACGGCGACATCGGCATCGAAGACACCGGTGCATGCCTCGTCGGCTCGTCGTACGCGATCGACTTCGACCGGCCCGCGGGCGGACTCCTCGAAGTCGATGCCCTCGACCTCGCCCGCGGTGGCATCGACAAGGCCGTGCACGGCTACCTGCAGACGTTCGTGAAGCGTCCCGAGGCGCTCGTCCTCATCGGCACCGCGGACGCCTGATCGTGGCCACCTGGTACACCGCTGACACGCCGGAGGCGCAGCAACGCGTCAAGGGCGCGTGGGTCGACGCCCCGGTGCAGAACGCCGAGCTGCTCGGCATGCTGCTCAACGTCGCCCGTGGCCAGGTGATCGCATTCGCCCCGGCACCGGCTCCTCAACCCCCCGAGGAGCCGGTGCCGGACCCGCCGGACAACTACGTGCTCGCGCAGCTCATGCAGGTCCGCAACCTCTGGAACGCTGGCCGCACGACCGGCGACGGCGAGGTAGGGCCAGACGGCTTCACCTTCCGCCCCTACCCGCTAGACAACACCATCAAGGCGGTCATCCGCCCGATCGACTGGAAGCCCCATGCTCTCTAGCATTCCCGCCGTCCGGGACGAACTGAAAGCACGGCTGGAGGCCGCGCTCCCGGACGACTGGGCGATCGTCAAAGACCTCACCGCCGCGAACGTCTCCCTCGTCCCCGCCGTCTACATCGAGTTCACCGAGCTGTCCACCCTCGCCGAGGGCGCACAGCTCCCACCCGGGCAGGTGTGCGCGACGGTCGATCTCGTGCTCGTCGACCCGCGCACCGCGGACGGCGAGGCCGAGGCGGCGATCGAAGACGAGATCGTGCCGCTGCTCAAGGAACTCGACACGTCCTCCGATCTCGGATGGTCCACCGCCCGCAAGATCCGTCAGGACTCGGGCCCGCTGTCCTGGCGGGTCAGTCTCATCGCTCTCACCACTCTCTAGGAGGACATCATGACCACCGTTCCCAACGTCGCCTACATGGGCGCGAAAGGCACGCTCGTGTGCGCGGAGGACGACTACACCGCCGCCGTCACCTCGTTCACCCTCACCCCGACCGCGGACAAGGCATCCGTGACCGACATCGGCGGCGGCGTGCAGCAGTTCGCCGGGCCCGCCGCGTGGGTCGCCGGGATCACGTACAACCAGGACTGGACTACCGTCGGGTCGCTGTCGCAGAAGTTCATCGAGTGGCACGGCCAGCGCAAGACGTTCGTGTACACCCCCGAGGACGGCGGGCTCGGATGGTCCATCCAGGTCGTCTGCGAGGCGGGCGCGATCGGCGGGGCGTCGAAGTCCGTGCACCAGGCGACCGGGAACCTCGGCTGCATCGACCAGCCCGAGCCCGTTCCGCCGACGACGCCGCCGGCGGAGTAGATCGTGGCCGTGCGCATCTCGTTGCTCGTCGACTCGCCCTTGCGGTCGATGCTGATCGCGATGCGCACGGTCAGCGAGGACGTTCGCAAGCAGATCGCCGCCGAGACCAAGAGCGAGGCGCAACCGATCTGGTTCGAGGAGCTCCGCGACGGTGCCGGCACCCGTCTCCAACAGCAGGTGCTGGTGAAGTCCGGTCGGGTCGGCGTCACCCAGCGCAACGTGTTCCTCCGCTCCGGATCGGTCGGCACGCTCCGTTCCGGAACGCCCGTCTCTCGGCTCGCGCACGCTGCCGAGTACGGGATGGGGCCGGAGAAGCAGATCACGACTCGCTCCCGCAAGGGCACCGTCTACACGCGCCGGGCCGGTTCCGCGTTCCCCGCACCGAAGCGCGGCGGGCACGTGTTCAACCCCGCGGCCTCCCGCTCCATCGTCCGGTTCGCATCCCTGTGGATCCAGACCGCCGTTCGCACCATGCTCGACAAGCTCGAAGGGAAGTAGCCGTGGCACGCGCACACGAGATCGCGATCGCCGCCGACGCGAAGCAATTCGACCAGGGCATCCGCGACGGCGTGATCAAGCCGCTCGAGAAAGCCGAAGACGCACTCGAAGACCTCGCCGACGCCGCCGACGACGCAGGCCGCGACAGTTCGCGGAGCGTCGAGCGTCTCGAAGATGCGTTGAAGGACGCGCAGCGCGAGACGAAAGACCTCGGCGACAAGGCTGGCGATGCCGGCGACAAAGCCCGCCGCGGGATGGAGCGCGCCGAGGACGGCGTGAAGGACTTCAAGGAGGAGGCCCAACAATCCGCGCGGGAGACGGCGGCGAGCTTCGACGGTTCCTTCGAGTCGATCGCAGATCTCGCGCAGGAGGTCGCGGCCAACGCGTTCTCAGGCTTCGGGCCCGCAGGTGCCGCAGCTGGAATCGCGGTGGCCGCGGGTCTGGGCGTCGCAGTCGACCAGTTCAACAAGATCGACGAGGCGTCGAAAGAAGCTCTCCAGTCCGCGTTCGACTTCGCGTATGGGATCGGGGCGGCATTCGACGCGGCCGACAAGCTGAGGGCGGTCGAGGAGTGGACGAGTGACCAGGAGAAGTTCAAGCAGGTGCTCGACCTGACGGTCGGCTCGGGGTGGGACCAGGTCGATGTGATCGATGCTCTCGTCGAAGGTGGAGACAAGCTCGACCAGCTCACTCGTGCCTGGGCCGACAATGGAGCAGCTTCCGGTCTCACGATCGGTCGTCAACAGGAGCTGGACGCTGTGCTCCCATCTGTCGCGCGCGGGCTGGAGCAAGGAGCCACCGCGGCGAATGCGCAGGCGGAGTATTTGTACAAGCTCTCGCAAGAGGCAGGTACGGCCACCGGTGAGGTCGATGCGCTCGGCAACAAGATCGTGGCGCTCCCTGGCGATGTCGAGGTCTCGGTGAACGCTGATACCCAGACGGCGACCACGGACATCCAGCGAGTCGAAGACAAGGTGAACGCCGTCGACGGCACGGAAGCCGTCGTCAAGGCACGAGTAACCGGCTTGGACCAGGTGCGTGTGGATCTCGATGCCCTGACTCGGCCGCGGACGATGACGGTCACGGCGAAGTTGAATCAGGCGTTCTCGTCGAGCATGGGGTGGGACCGGTAGTGGCTACGATCATCAATCACTCTGCCGGCACGCTCACTCCCGTGGCGGTGAGCTCCTGGGAGTCTTCCGTCGAGGTTCGTACGATCGTGCATCACATCCTGGGACGCACCGATCCCGATGTTACGTTGCGTCCCGCGAGCATGAGGCAGGGGACTCTCACCCTCACGTTCGATGCCGCGGCCGCTGCAACGGCTGCGCGCTCGGTGCTCGAGCTTCCGCAACTGCTCACCCTCGTGAGTGCCGAGGTACCCGAGGTCGGAATGTCGTTCGTGGTCGCGAACGGCAGCATCGGCGAGGTGCTCGGGGCTGCCGGGCAGTGGACGATCACGGTGCCGTTTCAGGAGGTGTCGGTATGACGAGTGTGTCTCGGCACGTCTACACGGCGCGCACCGATCTTGGTGCGGAGCTGTCGCTTCGCTCTGGACGCATCACGCTCGATGCGGGTTCGATCCCGCACGTCACGGCATCGCTGACTCTGGCTGTTGAGGATGTGGCGTTGCTTGATGAGCTTGACCCGCGCGGCTCTCGTCGGATCACCGTGGGAGCGACTCGGCAGGGGCACATGGACGGCAGCGGTGAATGGGTGCCCGAGGGATTCCGTGAGTTCGATCTGGGCATCCGATCGACGACGCCGAACCGGGCAGACGGCACCGTGTCGGTGGAGCTCGCGTCAGACGAAGCCCTCCTCGCAGACTTCGCCCAGCTCGACGAGGACATCACACCGCGCTCGCTGGAATCATCACTCAGGGACGTGGTGGAGTACGCGCTCGGGAAGATCGGGGCCGTTCTGCAGCCGGGAGCGCTCGATGCTGACGTAACCGCGTTCTGGCCTGTCTCGCTGCTAAACTCCAACCCCGCCGGCATCACGAACACCGCGGGGTACTGGACCGGTACGGGCGCGTCCGCGTTGACGTCGGTCGTGGTCAACAGCCCGGCGCCCGCGCTCGGCAATCGTACGGTGCGCTGGACCGCCGCGGCCGGTTCGTCGGCGGTCGGTGTTGCCGGGTGGGACGGTACCTCTTCCACGAAGGAGGGCCGGGTGACGCCCGGTCGACGGTACGGCACGGTGGTGCGGATGCTGTCCAATCCTGGCCGGTCGACGACGATCACGATGGGCTTCCGGGACGAGAACGGTCGTCACTTCAGCAGCGTGACGAGCCCGGCTCAGGTCACCTCGATTGGCGCGTGGACGGAGTTCTATCTCAACGCCGAGGCACCTCCCGGTGCGGCGTACGCCTACGTGTCGGTGACCACCGTTGGTAACTCGTCGGGGCAGAACCACTGGGTGCAAGCGATCCTCTATGAAGGTCGATGGCGCATCCCCATGTTCTACGGTGACAGCGCCGGTGGCGGGTACACGTACGCGTGGTCTGGTGATCCGAATGCGTCGCCGTCGAAGCGCACCCCGGTTCTCGAACGCGACCCTGAATCCCTCGTGTGGCCCGCCGGCGTCTCGGCGATGGACTTCCTGCACCCGGTGTTGCTTATGACGGGAACGCGGCTCGTGTGCGACGAGGGGCGACTGTTCTCGCTCCGTGACGAGGACTACCGGGCCGCAGGTTCCCAGTCGTGGCGGTACGGGGTGAACATCACCGCTGCCGACGAGAAGCTCTCTCGCGACGATGAGACGTGGTTCGACGCCGCCGTTTACCTCTACACGTGGACGGATGCCGACGGCATCGAGCAGAGCCGCGTTGACGCTTACAGTCTGACGGGCAGCCCGACCAAGGTGCTCCGGGTCGAACTGCGAAACACTCCCTATCCGGGGCCAGGGCGCGCCCAGCACGTTGTTCAGCGGGCGCAAGGCAAAGGCCGGGAAGTGACCGTCACCGGCATCCCGTCGTGGGCGGAGCAGACCGATCAGCCGCTCTCGATCATCCTCGACGGCACCCCGGTTCAGACCGGCATCAGCGCCCGTATCCGGTTCGACCTGGACACCGACTCGGTGTCGGTGACGACCCGCACTACGGACACCCCCGCCTTCGCCTGGGAGCTGCTTCCCGCCGACGAGGCATGGCTCGACTCGCCCCCCGGCGCGTCCTGGATAGGAGAAGTGATCTGACATGGCCAACGGAGACGACGCCCTCGCGGCCGGGATGGACATCCTCGCCGGTACCGACGACCGCCGCAACGGGTGGGATGAGGAGAACAAGACCCGCGACTACATCGCACAGCGCACGAACGCCATCACCCCGGTCATCAAGGGTGGGACCGGTGCCGACAACGCCGAGGCCGCCCGTGCGAACCTCGGGCTCGTCAAGTGGGCGTCGTCCGCCGATGCCGACGGCAAGGTGCCGATGTATCACAGCGGCGGGCGCCTCGCCGTCGCCCGGCCGACATCGAACGGGCATGCCTCCGACAAGGAGTATGTCGACGACATCTACAACCTCCTCAACGGCAACAAGCTCGACAAGACCGGCGGCACCATCACCGGCAGTCTCTTCCTGCCGAACGCGACCCCCGCGACGAGCGGCTACACGGTCGCCTACTTCAACGGGGACGGACGCCTCGCGAAGAACGCGTCGAGCGAGCGATACAAGAAGCACATCAGCGAAATTGACCCCGGCGCGCTCGGTGACATCTGGCCGCAACTCCACCGCTACCAGATGCGCAACGGAGACGGATCGTGGAAGTACGGCTACATCGCCGAGCGGCTGGCCGAGTCCGACGATCTGCGACCGTTCGTCGTGTATCGCACCGAGAGCACCACCGACCCCGAGACAGGACTCACCGAAGTCAGCCTCGTGCTGGACCGGGACGGCGGTGATCCGGTCCCGGAATCGATCGACTTCATCGCGCTGCTCATGGCACAGAACGCGCAGCTGCACCAAGCCGTCGACCTCCTCGCGCAGCGCCTCGATGCCCTGGAGGCCCGTGATGAGTCCGCTTGACATCATCCCGATTCCAGGACACCCCGGCATGCACGCACGCCGGATCGCGGTCGAAGCGTGGCGCGCCGCCGGGTCGCCCCCGATCAACAGCGCGGGCCGACTCTACGGCGCCCAGAAGTACTTCTGGGACGGATGGGCGCAACGGCTCCCCGGATTCAACCCGGCCGACAACCCGGACGACGAATCGCAGCGCCTCGCGCACGTGCGGTTCGTCGCGTTCGACATCGACCCGACCCCGGACCGCATCCGCCGCCTCCACGCAGCGGGCATGATCCGCCCCTACGCGTATGAGCCGTGGCACTGGGAGCTTCCCAACGTCCGCAGCTACGCGATTGTCCGATCCCTCCCGTCAACCGCCGGCGGGACCACCACACCCACACAAAGGAGAGACCCGATGGGCATGCAGATCGCACGAAACAAGGACGACTCATCAGCCGAAGGCGCACGGTTCCTCTGGGGCGACGGCAAAACCCCCGAGCTCATCAGCGCCAGCACCGCCGAGATCTTCAAAGATGCGGGCGTGCCCGAGTCACCGATGCAACGTAAGCGCTGGCTCTGGCTCCTGGAATGGGCACGCGAACGCGCCCGGACCAACCCGTGATCCCGGACGCGGTGGCCCTCGCGATCCTCGCCCTTGCCGGCGTCGTCCTCGCGGCCCTCATCGCCGGAGGGATCACCCTCGCCGTCAACCTCACCAAGTGGCAAGTCCAGAACCAGCGGCTGTGGCACTGGAACCGCCAGCTCGTCGACCACATCTACCGCGGCTCACCCCCTCCACCACCACCGCCACCCGCCGACCTGTTCGACTGAAAGGAAACCGAAATGAGCAACCCCCAAACCCGCACCGAACGCCGCGAGGCACTCATCGCCGCCGGCGCGATCCCCAGCAGCGAAGAAACCGCGGTTGCAGAAGACACGTACCGCCCCGAGGTCTCACCCCGTGTGCGCGATGCCGTCTACTGGACGACCCTCGCCACCGCGGCCGCGTCAGCGCTCGCTTCGGGTGTAGCCGGAATCTGGTTCCCCGACATCGCCCCGCAAGTCCTCGCCACCGGCGGCGTCGCCACCACCGTCATGGGCATCATCGGCGGCGGCGTCGGCGTCGTCTACCGCCCGGGCAGAACGACTTAGCCCATCTCAACGGCGGCGTCGACCTTCGCGACGCTGATGACGTACGGTATGTACTCCGTTGGCGTCGTCCAGAAGTGGACGAAGTCGGCCTCGCCCTGCGACTCGATCCAGTTGTCGCAGGGCGTCGCGGTGTCCGCGGGCTCGCCGGATTGCTCCTCCAGCGTGGCGATGACGTTAGGGAGTTCACGATATGCAGAGAGGCAGTTCTCGCGAGCATCGCCCATCGTAGGCTCGCTCGCTGCCTGTGGCTCAGGTGCCGGTGCGGCTGTGCAACCGGCGAGCAGAGCAATCGTCAAGGTGAGGAACAGCAGTGCGCGTCTCATGCCGCGAGCCTAGCGGCACCTCTCCCGGAGTGCTCGGGCACCGCGCGCGGGGTCAGCGTCCGGATGCCGTCCTGCTTCCGCCGCTCGCTCACGGCGGTGTAGATCTGGGTGGTCGATAGGTGCTCGTGCACGAGCAGCTCTTGGACGACTCGAATGTCGACTCCCTGCTCGACGAGATCCGTCCCGAACGCGTGGCGGAGTGAGTGCGGCGTGAGCTTCTCGTCGAGGATCCCCGCGCGCAGCTTCGCCTTCGTGATGAGGTCCGTGACCGACGACGGACGGATGTGGCCGTCGGAGCCGTCGCGGGCGGGGAACCAGTAGCCGTGGCGGGGCATGCTGAGCGAGAGCTCGGCGATCACCTCGTGCAACGGCAGCCGTCGCACCTTGCCACCCTTCACGACGGTGCCGATCGTCATGCCGGCACGGTCGATATCGTCGCCGTGGACGCGGGCGATCGACGAGACGCGGAAGCCCTGGTAGTAGCCGAGCAGGATCATCGCTCGAGTCTTGGTGTACGCGCCGGAGGTGAGCATCGCGTCGATCTGCTCGGCGGTGAACGGCCGGGGCTGGCCCTTCGGCACCCGGACGACGGGGAGTTTGGTCGCCGGGTTGTCTTCGCGGAGCCCCTCGTCGTGCAGGAACGTGTAGAACGCGATGAGCGCGCCGCGCTCGGTGCGGCGTGTTCCGGCGCTCACGGGCTCGTCGCGGCCGATGTAGCGGCGGAGCGTGAACACGTCGCAGTCGACGAGCATCCCGGTCTTGCGGGCGAACGTGGTTAGGATGCTTCGGCGGTTCCTGATCGTCGTCGCGGCGAGATTCTGCGCGCGCTGGTAGTCGATGAACATCTGCAGTGCGGCGGTGTCGTTGTCGTGCAT